AAAACATGATACATCACCTGCTTTTACACATGTAGCCTCAGCTCTATTTATATCTATTGGCTTAGCCTCTTTAAAATTAGTAGTTAATACATGTCTCATCATCTTTTCACTAAAAAAATACTTATCATCCACCTCACTCTCAAGCACATCCTTTAGCCTCTTAGTTAGCTCCTCCTCTTTAGGCCATGTGAATGTATTATCCTGATCATCTCTAATACCTATTAAAAATACTCTTTCTCTATTCTGAGGTACTCCATGCTTTTTAGCATTCAATACTTTATAGTGTAGATGATAAGGTACTGAGCCATCAATTGGCATCATGGTAGCTATTCCATTAACTGATTTTCCACCTAGATAATCTATCCACTCCTGGAATGTTTTACCTATCTTATTCTTTTTATTTTCTTTATCATGAGATAGTAATCCTTTCACATTCTCAAATATAAAAAAACGCGGATTATTCACTCTAATAAATTCTAAGCTATTAAAGAATAATATACCTCTCTTATCCTCTTTACCTAATCTTTTACCTGCCATACTAAATGCTTGACATGGTGGAGATGTCATGTAGATATCTAATGGCTCCGATGGTATCTCTCTATCGTACACATTCAAAGGATAGTATTTTGGCTCACCATAGTTATGGATGAATGTTTGCCTTGCATACTTATCCATATCACAGGCAAATACTTCCTGATAATTAATATCTAACCTAGTTAGGGCTTGATTAAACGCTCCTACTCCTGAGAAGTCGCTACCTACTTTAATTGTTCTCATATCTTTTCAATTACAAAGTATCCGTAAAGGTGAGTTCCTGCTGCCATGAACTTGTTAAGTTGCCAATGGCAGAGTGCTTTGGTAGGGAAATCGTAGCTCTCTGAGAGTCTTTTTTCATAGTAGTACAATAATCTATACATGAGTTTTTACATTTTAAGTATTCTAAATATAGGGCGAAATTAAAGGAGCCTCCCTTGTCTCCTGCAAATGACTGCTTGGTCCACCATCGAGCCATCTCTGATATATCTCTACCTCCAATCTTCCTCATCCAAGTCATCTTCAGGGTGTTGCATATCTTCAATAAGTGTAGTCTCTTGGATACACCAAATGATCTCTTGTTTTAGCTCATTAAGTTCTACATCTGTGAGGATATAGTCAAGCTCTACCTCACCAACTATCTGAGTGGCTAGGACATTAGTGATTTCTACCTCATAATCCTCATCTGTAATGTTAGTTATGTTAAACTCACAGCTCCCAAGGACCTCATCAAAGTCAAAGAAAGCATGTCTAAATGTTATTGTTACTTGCATATCATAAAAATTAAAGTGTTATACATTGCTACCATAGTAGCTAAAATCACAGCTACACTTGCTGCTACATTAAATAGTTCTCTTTTCATTTGTTAGCGTTTAAGATGGTTAAAAAATCTTCGGTGTGATCTAATGCTGTCTGAGTCATTTCCTCAGTAGCTTCAACTAGCAGTTGCTCTAGAAAAAAAGTAAGTGCTTCTGCGTTGTTTTGGTTGGTCTTGATAAAGTCAAGGGCTCTGTCAAACTGTTTCATAAATAATTTTTAAGTGTTAATACTTGACAAAGATATAAAAAGTTTCATAACTGCAAACTATTTTGAACAAAAAAAATAAGTTTTACACAAAATTAATGCAAATAACTACAATAAACTTAGTAAGGATAAGGGATTTAGCTAGGAAATATTTTTCTTTCGGCTGTAGAGATACTCCTGATACTTAGTGAACACCAAGTGATTGATCTTATTGTGTTTTTTGCAGTCTCTACATTGGAGCCAATGGTGTACAGTACCTGCAGCTGTGACCACTTTCTTATTGTAACGGTAATTAGTACCTCCACATTCAGCACATTCGTACTTATCACCGCCATGCTGTACAGCATAGTTGTGATTGACTAGGGCATAGCTATTAAGTTTCTCAAATACTGCCTCAAGGACCTGCACATCCATCTTGCAATAGTCCACCATCTTATCTAATGCCTCTTGATCTTTGCGAAAAACAATGTCTTTCCACAGGTCAAGGCCTCCTGTCTCCATCTTAGCACCTACCTTGAGGAGCTTAGCAATGTAGTCTAGTTTATTGGAGTTAAAATTAAAGTATCTTTTAGCCCATTTAAGCGTATCTAAGGTCTTAGGTGATGGCATAACATTGATACCATGAAATAAAGCTCTTGTGCGTATCCATTTGAGGTCAAACCTATCCCCATTATGAGCCACAATTTCATCAGCTTCATTAAGAACTTTGACAAACTGCTCAATCATCTTCTTATCACTCTGTGATTTGGACCATGTTAGGCTGTGAATTTCCTCTTCACCCTCCCATTTGTAGCAGATGCATATAATGGCCCGTTCATGGATGATATCCCCTGGGTTAATGGTTAGGTTGTACCCTGTTCTCCAAAATACACCAACATTAAAGGATGTTTCAATGTCGTAAAATAATCTTTTTCTCATCTGTTGAGTTTACTTAGTACAGCGTTCCACGCAAATCTAAGAATAAAAGGAATAGCAAGCCCTAACCAAAATGGCCACCATAGTGTTTTATATACAGGCTGAGCTGATTTGTACACAGTCTTACCTCGTATCTTTTCTACCTTTGTTTTGTACCTGTACTCTATCCTTGTTTGAAACCTAGTCTTAGGCACATAGATGTTATTAAACTGAATGACTGTATCCTTGGTAGTGTAAAACTTTTCGTATACAATCGTATCATTGTGTATCACAGGGATGCTATCAATGGAAGTAATGCGGATGGTATCACTATCCTGTACTAACTTCAGACCATTCTTAAGGGCTTTGTTGTAATGGTATTGAGCTCTCTTTGCAGGGGAGCAGGATGTCGCAAATATAGTAGAAATTAGCGACAAAATAATTATTGAAAGTCTCATGTGCTATAGGTTTTGTAGCATCTTAATTATTCGGGGGCATGGGTAAATATCACTCTTATCTTTTCTCACTGAGTTATGGGTGTAGATGCCAGGTGTACCCTTAAAGGCCTCCTTGTCTATTGAGAATATCTCTGATCTGTATGCCTTAGGGATGTTGTATGTATCACATAAGTATACAAGTAGCTGCCGAGTAGATTCAATCTGCTCATCAGTATATTTGTACCATAGCACATGACCCTTGTATGGCTTATCTAAGATAGTGACCATTGATGGGTCCACTACTCCCTTAACATAGTTGTAGTACTTACCATCTTTTAGCTTCAAAGGCCCCCAATTGCATATCTCAATGCCAACAGATAGCTTGTTGAGGTTTTGATACTTGAGGCCATGTGCTGAGAAATCTTGACTATCTATGCCTAGGTGGTAAGCCCAGTGCTTAGAGGAGAAACATTGTACAATAGATCCTCTCTCCCCCACCACAAATGCAGTAGCTATCCTATCACCGTTACTATTCCACCACCTAGATACGGCTACGGGGTTACCATTGCCTGCAGTGTGGTGTAGATAAATTTGTTTTTTCTCAGACTCCTCATGAAAGTACTGAGAGTTAGATAGGCGTTCCTGAAATATCTTGCTTGTGTCTAATTTCATCTACCTCTTTTTTAATATCCTTAGCCCTTGCAAATAAGTTTTTCATTGCCTGCCATAGGTCAAGGCCTTTCACTGCTTTGTAATTTTCATTAATACTCATCACCTCAATTGATACTAGGATAAGTGCAAGTATCTTAGTGAGCAATAAATCTACAGAAAAAAACTGCAGAATGATACTATTTAATATAAATTTATCAATCATGTAGAACATGATAACAGTTACCTCATACAGTAACATCTTACTAATGATAGCAGATAGGCCCCTGCTTGTGATTGGCACCTTGTGTTTATAGCTTTTCCATACTCCTGTAACAGTATCCAATGCAATAACAAACCCCACAAGGAACAATAGCCCTGAGACTGGCATTAAGAATGTACTGATAACAGCTAACAACTTAAACCAATTGGCCTGCATGGTAGCAAATAGTATGGTAAGCTGTGACCTCACAATATTTGTATCATGTTATTGTACCCATTTTCTCTGAAATTACCACACATCCCTGTGCAGGTATTTTGCCATTGATTGATGCATGAGCAATTTTGAAACATAGGTCTAAGGTCCGTATCCTGATTAGTGGTACTGATAAAGATAGGGAACAGGTTGCGGTTAGCTAGTAGCCATCTGATAAGACGTTGCTCAAAAAAACTAGCCTTTTGTGCATAGTGTTCCATGCCAAAGGCTACCTCTGAACGTGATACGCTTGCAGAGTAGTCACCTGATTGTGTTTGTAGCCCTTTGTTTTTAAGTTGGTAGGTAAGTCCGAAAACTGCATCCTCAGCACTCCTCCAAGCTATCACTGGCTGTATAAATTCTACTAGATCTATCTCATCAGGGTTAAGTGTCTGAGTATTGTACTGAGTTAGCATATAGTTATAGAAAGTGGTGCCTAAAATAGGCTGTATTCTAAGTGCTGCCTGAGTAGCTACGTATGGAGTTACGTCAGTAACATCCACATTGGCTGTGATAGGGGTGTTTGTTTTGAGGTATGCCTCAGTTATAAAGTACAGCATTATACAATAGGTTGAGTAGGTTCATCAATTGGAGGTAGAGAGGCTAAAGATCGTATCTCATTGGTAGTCATTTTTTCAAGTACTTTACCTAGCAGTGCATCACTTAAGTTATTCAATGCATCCTTAACTTTTGCAGTGTCCTCATCCACCTCAATGATAGTATCACCAATGATTTGAAAGTTGTTGATTGTGAACTGAGCAGGAATACGAGCAATGGTCAAGAGCTGCTGAAATATAGTTGTAACTTGTTGACGTAGCTCCATTACTACATTCTTTTCAAAGATAACATAGGCCTGCTTAATATCAGAGCCACTGCCTAGTGATCCTGTGGTACGAATGCCCATTAGGATAGGGTCAATAGTGTGGCTAAAACAAATCTGCTCAGTATTCAATGCAGATGCCTCATGGAATAGCTTATCATTGCCATTGGTAGGTAGGCTTTCAATCTTTGGAAGTTGATCAGCTGAGTTAGCAAAGAATGCAACTGCTTTTCCTGCATTGGCTGCACCCTTAAGGCGATCAATAGTATCCTTGATCATGTGTTTTTCCTCCTCAGACTGTGGTCTCTTAGGGAACATCATAGCAAAGGATGGGAATACGCTGTTTTGTATGTTACTTTTTGCAAAATAAGATAGCTCACCACTAAGAAATGCAAAGTTTAATGCACTTGTATAGGTAGGTAGTGGGTAATAATCCTGTCCTACTGACTTAACTTCATAGCTAAATAGCTGGCAAGAGTCTTTACAGGTGATGTGATAAGGCTTTATTTGTTCAGTATCTATCCTGGTTGACCAATCATCAGACAAATAGTAGTATCTTTTGCATGATGATACCCTTACTTTCTCAGGAGATACGTTCTCAATCTTAATGAGCTTTCTATTCTCACCAAAAAATAGCTTAAAATATACTCTATTGTGTATGATTAACTGCTTAGTAACAGCCTTAACGGTGTGTTTTAAGTTAGCTTTCTTTTCAAAGGTAAACATCTCTAGTTTTTCCTGTGGCGTGAGCTTGTCAGTGGTAAGGTTAAACCCTCCACCAATTACAGCATTGGTCTTAAAGTCCACAATTGCACCATGTAATGGCGAGCTGTAGTACATTTGATTCAACATTTCTGGGTAAAGGTTGCCCTCCCCAAATCTCACCCATGACTCCTGAACATATCTACCATTGATATAGGGTAGTGTTAAGTTGCCTCTCCCTACCGGTAGGAATGGGGTGCTAAATGATTGATAGCCCTCCACCATTTCGGGGGCTTTTGGTTTGCTGTTAAATAGTCTTTCGTACCAAGCCATAGTTAGTCATATATTGATGTACCTGCAGGACCACTTACTACCATTCTACCCTCTTCTATTACTACTCCTGTAGTCTGAGCTATTGTAAGGGGCAAAACAAATGCAGTTGAGCTCTCATATACCTCATACGTGTACTGCCCCTTTAAGAGTGTTATATCCGTTGGCTCATCAAGAGTGAACAGGTTGTATCTCTCAGGGTAAGCACTTGTATCAGCAGATGTAAAGAGCTGTGGTGTGCTTGTGGTGTTCATTTCATTGGTGAATACAAATAAGTAGTGTGGTGTGGGTACAGTTGTTACCTCTGTTAAGGTCAGTACAAACTGATTAATTATTCCCTGTTCAATGTATATCACACCTATATTAATTTAGACTTGTCAAATGTTCATAAAAAAAGCCCCACCAATTGGCAGGGCTTCAATATAGAGAGGCAGAATTTTAAGAGACTCCGATTACCGCAAGTGCAGCAGCTGACATATTCACCTCATATGCAAGGTACTCATTCTCAGCTACCAAAGTAACAGAGTATTTACTACCATCTGCACGAGCTGTTCCTGAGCCCTCACCTGTTGCAGATACCTGCAAGTATGGGAAGTACCAATATATACCGTTAGCATCAAGTACAATAGCAGTTAAGTATTGCTGTCCTGAGCCTAGGATTTTGATAGCACGAGACTTATCAGCTTCTCTACGGTGGAACACTAAATTAATAGTCTGAGTTACAAAAGAGCTACCATTGACTAGGTCAATAGTTGAGTCCTCTGTGAAGTTAGATGTGTTTCTGCGGACGTAGAAGTTATCAAATGGTACAGGAATAGACTGAAGAGTAATAGCTGTTATCGACCATCCCAGACCCGCTGATGGGTCAGTTGGAGTGATAGATAAAATTTCATCTTGTTGGTTAATCCAAATACCATAAATACCACCACTATTATTCTCGCATGATTTTAAGATTGTTTCTAATGCTTGACAAGACATGTGTTAAAGTATTATATAAAGGGGGTTGCCCCCCTCTATGAGTTAGTATTAAGAATAATAAACAATATCCTGTGGATTAACAAAGCTAAATCCTACTTTCATGTTAGCGCGAGTTCTGATTACAGGCTCAGCTACAGTATCAGCTAAATTAACAGCACGTAAATCTGAAGAATCACCCTCACCGTCAAAGGCAAAGATTAAATTGTCTTTCAAAGTGATAACAAAAGTATTATTTGACATCCCTGGACAAAGAACAATTTTGATACCTAAGTAAGTCAAGTTCAAATCCTGAGTGATATATGCTTGAGTGTTACCTGCAGCTACACCTAATCGGTAGATGTTAACCAATTGAGTAGGCATGTAGATACGTAGATCAGCAGTTCTTGAAGCAATAGAAGCAGGAACTAAAGCAAAAGCAGCCTGTAAACTAGCACCTAATTCACCTGCTCCTGAGAATGTAGTGATAGCACCTGTACCACCATTGATAACGTAATTAACACCTGGGACAGGAACTAGAGGAGGTAAAGCTGCAGTTAATGCTACCTCATAACCATCACACAAAGCAAGTTGTGGATTAATAGATAAGGTATCACCTTGCCATCTCAAAGACTCAATTTGTCCGTTTACAGCGTTAGCCATTTCTGACCAATAGAAGTTAAAGAAGTTAGCTACAGAGAAATCACCGTTTGACCCTGCTGCCATCTGTAAAGATACAAAAGACTGCTCTAAGTCAAACTGACAAACCTGGCTCATCGCACTTAGCGCACATACGTCAACTTCTACTGAGCTTAAATCATCAGTGTTCAAGTTAGGGAAGTTACATGGGGATGTAGCTAAAAGTTGGTTACCAAAAGTAACAGTACCAATCTTAGTCTTGTACTTGATACCAGGTAGAGTACGGAAGTTATCAGCAATCTCAGTACCACCTAAATAAGCCTGAGCATAGAATGCCTCAGCGTTTGGTGCAAGAGTTGCACTCGGGTCGATAGTTAAATCAAATCTTAATTTACGCATTTTGTTTGTTATTTGTTGTTGTTAAATTTATTAAACATACTTAGTCTTTGATGTGCACTCAAGGCCACATCCTCCACAATCTCCTCATCCTCTACTGAGGTAGAAAGAATCTCATCTAATTGGTTACGCATGTCTGCAATCATTGAGGCTACAGCGTTCATGTGCTCATCTAATAAAGGTCTAACAATAGCAATGATAGCCTCTGCATCTATTACAGGGTCAACAGCCATTGTCTCTTCTACTGTTTCCTCTTCGATAACAGTATCCTCTAGGGCTACCTCTTCTGAGGTCTCCTCTACGTTTTCAACATCACGTATCTCAATAATCTCTCCGTCTTTTACAACGTAGATTTTATCCTCAATAGTGTGTTCTCCATCAGGTAATTTGTTCATGTTTATATTTGTTTTAGTTTCCTCTTTTAACTTCATTCCAAGGTACCCCTCAATGGAGAATCCTATCTGCTCTTGTGCTACAAGTTCGGCATAGTACTCTTTGTCAGTTACTTGTGCGGTTATCATAAGTGTACCTTGTGGTACCTCAATGCCAAATGATGAGTATGCCTTATCCTCTTTTGGGTTGTCAACTATCCATGCCTCAAGTACATAAGCAGGTACAGTCATAGTAGTATCATGCTCTAGGTTAAATAAATCTCTGTTAACCATTTGTTTCATAAACTTACCATGAATAAGCTCTATCTCTTCCTTAGTAAACTTGACATTGTACTCCTCCTTAGTATCCTCATCCAATCTGTAAATCTCCATAGGTATCAAAGCAGGTGCAGTGATGCGGTACTTTAACTCATCTGAGAAAAACAACGGCTTAGTTTGGGAGCTAAATGCCATACCTTTGACTTTGATTGCAGGAGTAGCTGTAAAAGCTATCTGCTCAATGCCAAGGTCCTCACCATTTTCAGCATATGCTGGGTCAATAGTGATTTGATAGGTAGGAATATTTTTAGATCGCATACACCTATATTATAAATTCCCTATATTTGTTCAAAAATTAAAAATGATAACTATCTTAAACAGGGAAATTCCCAATCAACTAGAAGAGCTCACCATTGAGCAGTTTGAAGCCATTAGCGATATTAACAATGACACTAACTTGGACTCCATTGATAAGCATTTGCAGGTGTTTGCTTACCTAGGGATACCTGAGTCTGAATTTTGGGACTATGATGTGGCTAATTTTGTTGACGTGGTTAAACAGTTTAACAGCAGTGAGCACAAAGACTACCCAACAGTGGAGGAGATAGAACTTGAGGGCTATGTGTACAAAGCACAAATGAAGTTAACTGTACGGGATACAAAGCTCATTGAAAAGATAACCATAAAAAAAGAGAAAGGCTATATATCTGAGATGTTAGCGGTGATGTTCAAACGGGAGGACCTTACATCCACTGAACACTACACAGATGCACACATCAAGCATAAAGCAAAATTAATTAGAAAGCTAAATGCATCTATTTCTATTCCTTACATCATGTTTATTGCACAGAAAATATCACAGCAAGCCAATGATCAAGCTACCGCAGAATTGGAGCCAAGTCAGTCTTGAGCAGTTCATTGAATTTAGTACTATAGATAGAGAACAGGGAGCCTACCACTACAACAGTGAGGCTCTCTCTATTTTATCAGATGAACCCATGGAGGTTATTGAGGACATGAATGTAGATGACATGGCAGAACTTGTTGAAGAGGCCAAGTGGTGTACCTCTGAGCCATCTAAGAGATACAGGAATGAAGTGCTTAGCATGAAGTTCAAACCATTCAATAAGCTAACCCTTTACGAGTACATTGACTTAGATTATTTTTTTACAGATAACTATGTAAATAATCTTGACAAAGTGTGTGCCATCTGCTACCGAAATAGCAAGGTAAATGAGTGGGGTGATGAGATATTTGAGCCCTATGAGTTTGACTGCAATATCAGAGCAGAGCGGTTCCATGACCTACCCATTACAGATGTCTATGGCATTGTGCATGAGTTTCTCAAGTACAGGGATACGTTTCTAAAAAACTATGAGAACTTATTTAGTGGTGAGCTTGATGAGGACCTTACTCCAGAGGAACGTAGAGAGTTAGATCCTGAGGAGGTCAAAGAAATAGAGCAGGAGCAGAAGATTGCTAAATGGTCATGGGAGCAAACTATCTACGGCCTTACAAATGGGGATATAACAAAGAGTGAAAAGGTAGGAGCACTACCTCTCATCTATGTGTTTAATACCTTGGCTATGAAAAAAGAATTAGACATCTAACGGGAAGCCCTGCTCAAATCCTGGAGGAGCATATAGTGCCTCAAATGTGTAGACTATTTTTTGCTGTCTTTCGAGTACCTCAACAGCGCCCACCAATGGATACTTTTTAGTTAACCATTCAGTGTACTGCTGATAAATTTCTGCAGTGATACCTCTACTATTTAGCTCATCCGTAAACTGTGCTACGAAATCACGAGGAGTGATCACTCCATTATTCCATAGATAAGCTCCATTGTTTAAGAATATAAAGTAATAAGCTGCTACTATTTGTATCTCCAATTTTTGGAAGCCTGTTATCTTGGCATTAATTCTAATAGAGTTAACGAGTGTACCCTCACCACCTGCCAACTCACTATCTACTATTCTCTTAAGTATAGTAGCCATCTTTCTCCTAGTAGGATAAAGGATGTTAAACTCCCCTGTGTTTGCGTATCTACCCATTGATTAATTCTTTATATATATCCATTGTATCATCTATTAGAATGATACCCTTATCAGTTTCTACGTGAAGCTGTGTATCACTCACCACCTCAATGGGGCCAGTGATTGTGTAGTCTATTCCATTAATATTAAACATATGCGAATACTTTGAATAGATTAATGTTAGCAACATCAGCAATGTTCTGACATTGCATGGTGAATATAACGTAATTATCTACTGTCCTGTTAAATGCTAAGTTTACAATGTTACCTGTGGTGTAATCACTATACGCAGAATTTAAATAGCTAGTCAAGTTAGTACCATTGTAACTGAAATTACGCTCAACATAAGCTGTCTGATGTCCGTTGTTCATTGTAAAGTTAGTGTTGAATAAGGTAGCACCTGTTAAGCTGTTGGTAGTATTAAAGTAGATACGTCCGTACATCTGCCCTGCAGCCCCACTAACTCTGTACATTCTGAATACTAACTGCAGGATGTTGTTAGTACCTAATGTGTTGGCAGGTATTAATAATGAATGGCATATAGTAACGGCAGTGCTAGTAGTGTTGGTGCCTGTGACTCCTGAGAAACCTAACAGCACAGGGTTGCTACTACCCCCTGCTGCTGCTGCAATAATCTGAGCACCTGTTATAGCTGTGTTGACAGGCGAGCCGCCCACAATAGAGGTACACTCTATCAAATCAGTTGGCTGTAAATTTCCTGTGTGAGGTGTGAGGGATGGTCTCCAATCTCCCCACCATAATGGTGAACTCATACCTATATTATTTTAACCCTCTCAAATGTTTAATTAAGTGGGACCGCACAATCAGTCCAATCATTCACTGTCAGTGTGATGTTCATAACATATCCTGCAGCATAGTCAAGTAGATCGTTGTTTAATGCCTGAAATGATGGAACACCTACCACATCAAAGGCATAGTCTTGACTGTCCATGTAGTAGATGTACAGGTCATTGAGTATCTGCTGTGTATCACTTAGGATAGTAATGATATTAGCCCTATCTTTTTGAATGATGTCAAAGCAATAGATGTCAAAGTTAAACTCTGAGGTATTTTCGGTAGGGTTAACACTGACCGGTACCACAAACACAATAGGATACTTCTCGTTCTGAGTAGCAAAGTTGTACAGTTGCTCCTTGAAATCACTACCTACTTTCATTACCTGTAGATGGTTAGTGTAAAATAGCTCAATGTGGTTAGTAATTGCTTGTAGTGAGTTCATTATAGTTCAGCGTTTTTGTTAATCTTATTAATCTTATTCTGTACGTTGGTTACTTGAGTCTCGGAAACTACAGCAGTCACAGTCATAGAGCTATTATTTGTACCACCTCCTGCACTCATTACGTTCCCAGTGTTAGCTGAGCCAAAGAGCTGAGCACCTTGAGGTACTTGCTGTGCTACATTAGTAGTTGCACCACCTGTATCTCCACCACCACCACCACCACCACCTGATGGGGTACCGCCTGATGTTAGTATAGACTTAGCCTTAGCTACGTTGGTAGCAATCTGTATGATACCTGCAGCAAACTGTGCAATACCTGAGGCACCAAAGGTAACAGCATTGGATGGGTTAGCATTTGATGCAGCCACGAGTGATGAGATAGCCTTGGCAGTATCAATACCTATCTGTACTAATGCCATGGCCTTGTTGAATTTCTCAAGTTTCTTTTGGTCCTTGATAAATGCAGCTCCTACATTTTGTATGCCTGTGGCTATGTCTCCTGCTAGCGCTATTTTTGCATCCCTTTCTTTTGTAGCGTTCTCAATTTTAAGATTAGCCGCATCCTCTTCTATTTTCGTTGTATCATCTTCTAGTTTCTTAGTGAGAGCTAACTGCAGTGCAGCATTACCCTCTGCTAGTTTGTACTCTTGGTCATACTTCTCCTGAAGTGCTTGCAGTTTTAATTGGTCCTCAGTGAGTGCAGCATCTGCCAAGGTCTTAGCAAGGGTTTGCTGTTGTAGCAACTTAGCATCTGCTCTCTTTTTATTTTCTGCAGCCTCCTGATCGTTGTACAGTTGAGTTAATGTTTTCTTTTGCTCTTCTGTTAGTGTGGTATCTGCCAATGTCTGAGCTCTGAGCTTATCATACTTTGCCTTAGTAACGGCAAGCTCTTTCTCCGTTCCCTCCTCCATCATCTGTAGCTGTAAATCAGCTATGATCTCATTGCCTTTCTTAAGGTTCTCCTGCTCCAACTTAGTCTTGTCTTCTGATAGCTTGTTAATCTCCTGTTGCTGTTGAATGAGATACATCTCGTTAAACTTAGCTTTCTCATCTGCAGTTTTGTTAGCATCATTCTTGAGGTCATTCATTAGCCTTGCATACTTCTCATTCACGATGGCCACCTCTCTCTCATTGGCATCCTTTATCTGAGATAGTTCAAAGTCTCTGAGTGCCCTGGCATTGTCTAATCTATTTTTAGCAGCGGCCTTAGCTTTCTCTCTAGCTTTTTCTGCTGCTGCTGCTGCTGCATCTGCTGCTTTGTTATCTGCATCTTTATCCTCCTTGATCTCTTGAGCCTTTATTCTTTTACGTTCATTAACACCACCTCGAATAATTTTACTCTCTTCATCAATCTGCTTTCTTAACTCAGCTCTTTTCTTAGTTGCCTCCTCACCCTCTTGGTGCCTCATTGCCTCAAGTGCTTTCTTAGCTGCAGCCTTTCTCTTAATAGCCTCTTTCTCTAGGCCTCTTGACTTGTCAAGCTCAAGCTGTGTAGTATCCTTGCCTGCAATCTTAGCCATGGCAATCTCCTGGTCATAGTTCTCGCCTAGTAACTCAGTTCTTTTCTTACTGCTCTCTGATACTTTCTCATTAGCCTTAGCCATCTTCTCAGCGTTCTCATCTGCAGCGTAGCTGCTTAATCCTAACCAATCACTTAAATCTTTTAAGCCCTGAATTAATGCCTTAACAGGTATCATCAAAAAGTCAATGACTTTCTGTAGTACCCCTATTTTATGGAGAAAGAGTGCAATAGCCGCCACAATAGCAACAATAACAACGACCAATAAAAAGATTGGGTTAGTTAGTATGGTCATACCTAATTTTATAAAGGCTCCCCCTACTGTTTTTAGTGTACTAGTAAGACCACCAAATGCCTTGCCGATATCCTTGGGGTTAATACTCCCTAAGTTTTTAGCAAATACCTTAGCTTTCTCAGATGCACCCTCAAAGTCCAAACTCATCAGGTCATTCTTAATAGAACGAAAGCTGTTAGATACTGACTCAAACTTAGAGCCTGTGGTGAAGATTGCTACCTGTTCATTAGCATCCTTGAGTTGGTCCTTTAATTGCCCTGCACGCTGTGCTAAACGGGTCATTGTTTCGGGATCAGATGCATCAGCTATCTGCCCTTTAAGGTCTCTGAGCTCTGCTTTGATGGCAGCTATGCCACTTATCTTTAATGGTATCTCTACTTCATTCATGTTATGGCTTGTAATATTTTATTTCGATAGTAGTATAGTTAAGGTAGCCGTCTACATAGCCCACACCTATCTGAGTTGTTGTTATATCTAATCTATTACCCGATATTATATACTGAGCACTGATTACCCCGTCAGGATTAACATTGTTTATCATCACAGTTAGCTCACTATCTAGGATAGTACCTATCTCCCAATTCTGAATAACTCCCTGATACTGACCTGCAGAAACACGAGTCCACAGGATATCCCCAAAGCTAGACTCTTTGACATCTGCAGTAGGGTCTGCTGTTCCTGTTTGTAGAAGTATAGCTGTGTACTTGTAACAGGATGGCTCAATAGGTATCCCGTTCATGCGGCCCCTTACCACTATGTTGTCAGTAACTATACCATCATCTTCAACGGAGTAGCCCTCAGTGGCCACCATTACTCTGAGCCCCCCCGGTACCACGTTACCCCGGTTAACTACCTCACCAAATACTTGACCACCTGTAAGCACATTGCTATTCATGCTCTTACTCTTGGCTACACTGTTGTTAGCTACCTGCTGTATAGCTGAGATGTTAGGTAGCCCCACACCTGGTGTTCCAAATGGGCTAATGAACGGCATGAAGTTTACTTCACTATCTATACTGATTAGCTCTACCTGTGTGAGCTGATTGGCATTGGCATTGTAGTCAATGACTCGGTTAATGTTCCACCATGAATTGTCAATGCGTATCTTATCATTGAGCCTCAAAGCTTGGATGTCAGTATCCTTAAGATTAAACATGGCAGTCAACATCTTGCCACTATTAATCTGCCCCATGGTTCTCCTCCAATATCTATTGTATAGATTGTTATCGGTTAGGCTTGAGGGTTGGTAATAGTAGAACGCACACACTGAGAAGTTTAAATCCCAGGTAGGGTTGAGTGGGTTATCGAAGTGGCCTACATAGGGATAGCTAGTAACACTTTGCATACCTACCGTACCATAGTCATAGATATGGTATGGTGAGCAGGAGGTTAAGCCTACATCTGCGGTGCTATCATACAGGATACGGATGTTAGTCTTAGGTGCCTGCCCTGATAGCATCGGTACGTATGCACCAAATGAACTCTTGATGAGTGGAGTAGGTCCAAAGAGTACAGGCTTAGTAGTTATATCCTTTACATACTCATTGTCAAACACTACCTCTGCCTGCCCATAGATTTGATTGGTAGCTGTTGTGTACGTAGCATTAGCACCATCCGTATCAGGTGTATACGTGAGTATTACTTTCTTACTTGTGAGCTCAGGCAGGAATGATAGAGACTGCTCTCTATCCTTGGCTAGCTTGTATGTCCAATCTACCTCTTGCCCTGCATCGTAGTACGCATCCCTGTGGATGAGGTTGAGCTGATTAGGTTGGTTCTTATCTACATCTACATACAGGTTGTACATGTTAAAGATACCCTTAACAAAATCATTCTGCTTTATTTTCTGAGGCACATAGTCATTCACATCAATGATACCGGCACTCGCATAAATGTTATTGCTAGGGGTAATGCTAATGTTAATGCTAGTTACCACTACATGCATCCTAATTTTGTTAGCAGCACATTGAGGGCCTGTAGCTGAGCCTGTTTTCCATGATGGGTTTAAAGCAGGTTGGTTAGGTAGCTGAAAGCTATCCTTAATGACATCAAACTTTAAGAATGCTGTAGCACCTGATGGTACACTTGGAGCAGTTACAGGTATACTAGCCGTAACTGTTTGGCTTAAGATAGTAGTGGTACCTACAGGAATGGAGGTAGGGCTTTGTACTGCATAGGTAATAGCAGTACTACCATTCAATGGGGCAGGGTTAGTGTATAGGTTGACAGCAGCTACCTGAGTAGTGTTTATATTAGCCAATAGCCTAGGTCTGTAGAACACAGGGGAGGCAAAGGTATTGGTACCTGAATACAATGTACCGGTATGGGAGTTTACTAACCTTAGCTCATAGGTCATAGTTACACTATAGTCATACTGCTGCGAGTTGTTAGAGCTGATGTTAAATGGTATGGTGTAATTACCTGTCGCTGGGTTAAAGATACTCTGAGGGTCCTCTATCTCAGTCCATGGCATTGTGGTCAAGTTGAATGTAATAGGGTTTCCTACACTACCTGCAAAGCCATTAGAGATAAATGTCTTAGGTCCTGCGCTAGCCTTGACCGTATAATCATTATAATCAAAGTTATCTGTATCCCCATTGTAGGGAATGATTAGCTTGTCAAACTTATCATCTACTAGATCAGGCCAACTGTATGTAAATCCTGCACCCTGAAAGATACGATCGAAGTAAGTCTTAGCAAAGATAGCAGGCTTATACTCTTGAGTAACGGTGAACACACTACCACTACCTGGGAGAAAGTACTTGAAGCCATCTACCTCAGTATTAGAAAACCTATTGTATACATTGAATGCATCATAGGCATGATTGAAATCACTGAAGTCTATATCAGTTAGCTCTTTGTTATTGATGGCTGTAAAGAAATCTGCTTTGCTTTCCTTAATCAATACCTCATACTCCACGTGCTCCTCATACTGCTCAGTGAGCTGTACCTTTTTAACTGAGGTGAGCTGCATGCTAGCGTTCTCCATGACAGGTATTCCATCTTGGATAACTGAGCAGGTAGTAACCGTATTGATGTTGAAGGTACCTGCTACGATGTTAACATCATAGTAGTGGTTAAGCAGGTCATTGTTATTCTTACTGCCTACCAAAGTAATGGTCTTAGAAAAGTTACCTTTTCTTTGTGATATATCTCTGATGTCTCCTACCTGAAAGCTTAGAGGGAATGATGTACCCTCCTTAACATCTAGGTAGCCTGTAGCTAATTGTATCCTAACCATTTACCATGTCGTTGTTAGCGAGCTTAATTGTAATGCTCTGCTTGATTAAGTTCTTATTCCGTTGCTTGAAGTACTCATAACTAGATGTCATTATGTTACAACTCACATACGCTGTGCTATCAGGTGCATCACAGTCATTAGCATAGTTGCTTATCTTAAAGTAAGTGTACGGTGAACTGATTAGCTCAGTGAAATAGGTAGCCATGTCCTGAGTCATCCAATCGGTATTGAGGTCAATGGTTTCCTCCACTGTTACATAGCTGTTAACATAGCCTCTATCTATCAGGTCATAGGTCCACTCACTGCTAGCTATCTTACCCTGCACATCCATGTTGTACTGCTCGCGTTGTACCGTACCTTTCTCATAGGCTCTGCCTGTGAATGCAAAGCTACCCCATGAGCCATAGCGGTCAAGGAATATAATGCTGTACTCCTGGCTCCTCACTCTACGATCTATGTTCACTCGGTAGGGCTGTGTGACCTGTGAACCTGCATGCTCATAGTAGAACTCATACCACTCAGTGGTAGGCTTAATCAATGGCAGTGAACCTACTACCACTGTCAAGGTACCTGCATTGTTAGGACCTACTGCGTTCCCTGTTACATGGTCCGAAGCTGCTACTGACTTTCTCAATACATCACCTCCATCATTACTGAATACTATCCTATGCGTTCCTCCAGGCATAGAGCCGTACACTGCGTTCATCCACAGGTCTTGGGACAAGGTAGCGTAGAACTCTTGAGCAGGTAGCGTGGTGAGGAACTTATCTGTTGCGTTGTTAAGGTAGTAGTCATTCTCATCCCATGCAGGCCACTCAGTCCAAGGCAGCGCCCCATTGAATACATAGTTGTTGAGCTTACTTATGATATTGTAAGTGGTAGTCTTTCTCCCATCGGCATAGGTTATCTGCACATCCTTATTAGGGTTAACAATAGAGCTCCAAAGAAAGTTAATCACAATGTATGTAGGTGTAGCCACAAGCACCGTGTAGAGCCCATCGAAGTTAGGGTTAACAGTACCTACTCCCGATTGCGTTAATACTATCTGATCACCTACCACAAATGAGTTGGTACCATTCAACTGTACTCTACCTGAATAAGGTGCAGTGGTGTAGTTACTCATAAGAGAGGTGAACGTGGTAGTAGTTAGATACTCCTCACCTACCTTAACATCATACTTGTAATGACTGTTAGGTGCATCGTACACTGTGGTGTTGGTAGGGTACAGGTCAAAGCTTACCTTGGCTTGTAGTAGCTTACTGAGGTCAATCTCCCCATAGCCTGTGCCATAGGTAGGTAGCACCCTGTACTCGGCTATCTGATTGGCAGTTCCACTCTCATATACCTCAAAAATATACTTGAAGCCTAATAGGTTTTTATTGGTGCTATCATAGATATACTTGATAGGGTTGTATGCAGGTGTCAGAACTTGAGGCTGAGCCTTTAATGATATTGCCATACCTATATTAGCTTAGATACGCAATGTGTTTCTAAAAAGCATAGTACACATCATCGGAATAATACTGCTGCTTAATGTGAGTGGTTGCGTACCTGATTGCATCCATAGCATCATCAAATAATTTGACAGGCTCATCTGTTATGAAGTCTCCTACTTTTTTCCACTTGTAGTTCTCATACTCTCTTCTCAGTGCCTTATCATCCTGACATATCACCCCAAAGGTCTTAAGGTTATCTATCCCTTTCTTTACCACCTTGTTTGCATTGAGTACATCATACCCTGCTATGTTCATCTCCTGTATGATTTCAGGCCTTGAGTAATCTGCTAAGATAGATACTGTTTGCTCTATGCCTAGGGTTGCTAACTTTTCAATGAGCATGGTAGTGGTAAGGTAGCTCTCATAAATCACAGGCTCAATGTATACATCTTTATCACAGTAGTATACTCTAATGAGAGCTGTGGGGTGATTGTATCCAAAGTCTAACCCGTATACGAACTTAACAAATTTAGCCGGCCTATGAGTCACAAAGGTCCATTGGCTATATATGTTACTCTTGCTGATTGCTTTCTCACCCAAGGCATAGATTTGATACAAGGCTTCATCTGTTCTCTTCAGGTCTTCTATCTGTGCCCTGATACTCTGAGGTAGGAATGGGTTATCCCTGTAGGTAGACTTAATCATAATACTCTCATCCGTTGGTAGCTCATATAGCCATGATGCACTCTCACTCGGGTTGTAGTCAAAGATTAGCTTGGACTCAGTCCTCATGTTAAGCTGGGTGAAGTCATCAAAGTATAACTCATTGGCTTCATTGCACCATGCTATATCTCTCTTCCTACCCCTTATCTTTTGCTCATCATCCACACTAAAAAACTCCACCATAGATCCATTGCTAAAGGTATAGATGTGCTCACTCTTATTGTGGTTATCTACTGAATAAATGTTAAGCTCCTTGAGTATCTCTATGAAGTCTCTGAGTACTGTAGCTCTGAGGGCAGGGAAAGTTTTACGAATAATACTAACTACCTTATTGTTGTTCTGGAGGCAGTAGATGATAATTAACTGACAAATGCTGTAGGTCTTAGAGCTCCTACTACCTCCCTCATTAATAATAAACCTACGATCACCTAAGATAGCCTCATAGTTTTTCTCAAATATTACTGTGCTCTTTATTTCCATTCATTGCTATTTGGTAGGCATTCATTAGCATTGCCATCTGTCTGCCATCACTAGCTACTGCCTGTCTATCTATCCTTACATGAACTCCCTTGAGTAGGTAGATGTAGTCCTCCACCACTGCACACATGAAGTTAATCTGCATCTGGTCTTACAATGGTTACCTGTATGCTCTCTATCTTATCTCCCTTGGTGGTGGTATCAACTCTCTCAGTTAGGTTGTTGAGTCGCTGAGTAATGGAGGCATTGTACTGCCCTACCATACCTCCCTCTATTTGGTCCATGCGGATTGCCTCCTCTATGCGTGAGCAGATTGTCGTGTACGCTGAATATCTCCCCTCATAGTTTGCAAAATAATCTTGGACACTTTGCCCTTTCTCTGCAGCAAAAGTCCTGAATCCCACTTGAGTAAGCGGTCTCTCTAATGGAACTGCTGTAGCTTCTCCTGTCTTAGTGGATAGGGAATAGGAGTACCTAGGATTTTCCTTGCACCATCTCTTGTAGGCTTCAAATAGATCCCACATTGCTTCAGGGGTCTCTATGTGTTTAGGCCTCATTAGACTCGTTCTCTACTGCTTTATATTTCTTGCTCTTAGGCTCAGCATCTTCAAATAGATACCCAAGGCCTATAGATGTTAAGTACTCAGCTTGTTCTGCTGTTTCTTCTGTTACTGTGAATGAGGTCTCAAACCCCAAACTGTTGTACCGTACCATGTACTGGCCTAAATACTCATTCTTTACTTTCTTCATATTGTTCTGTAAATAACCATGCGTAATAAAGTATAACCCATACCCCAAAGGCCCTCATTGCTTGTGTGCTGTCATCTCTCAGTAGGAATGTTGCACCGGTCAAGGCAGTAAATGTTGCCAAGATACTAATTATTTGAGATAGTCTCATACCTATATTGTAATTGTTTCAATTTTTGTTTAATTTCTCTAATCAGGTAGTGAGCAGATGTAACAGGAATATCAAAGTACTTAGCCATTGCTCGAGCTGTAATGTATCCCTTATCAATGTATGCCTCAAATACTATCCTGTGCACATTATCATCTATCTCACTTCTGTATATCTCAATCAGCCCCTTGTGAGTAGAGTATATCTTATCCTCCAATATCTTAGCATGTAGATCCTGCTCATCATCCACCTCATCATTGCCGTCATACTCCATGGAAGCTACCCTATCATGCTTGTGGCTTAATGAAGAGTTCCACAGTATTTGATACTTTATGGTGTTAAGTAGATAGCTCTTTACCTGAGCCTCACTCTCAGCATCCTCATTAATAGTTAGTACATGTAGATAACTATTGTTAATAACTGTATCCGCCTCGATATTGCTCCCCATCTTAGAGAGAAAGTACAGAGTGTAAGCCCTGACCTCATGATAGTGGTTACTGATGTACCTGTCTAAGACTTTTTTCATACCATACCATGAAATCCTTGTACCACACTTTCCGCCTCACTGATGCACAAAAGCACTCTCTTGGCTGTTGACCATCATACTTAACCCGTATTTTATAAAGCTGTACACAGGAGTGCTTAGAATACTTTATAGCATCTGTAGTTCTATCTATCTTATCAATGAGCTCTATCTCAGTTTGTTCAAACATAATTCTAAAATATATACACCCAGTGCTGCCTGACATGCCAGGATAAAATCAAAGGTACAAATCAATGTAAGCCAAAAGGCCACACACTTACTGCAACTCAATGCATCTAGTAAGGGTATAGCCCATGTGCCTAGTCTTAAAGACATGTAAATCTTTGTCAAGGTTGCTTGTAGTGGCTCAAAATTGCACCACCACCATGCAAAAGGTATTAGAGTTAGGAGTTCCATTGCCTCAAATATACTCTAAAAAATGAATCATAGATCTCAGTGCCTACATTTTTTCCTCTCATAAACCTATATAGCTTAGCATAGTTTACATTCATATCCTCGGATAAATGAGTTAGCTTGTAGCGTTTACCTAGCATCCCTGTTATTTCTCTTCTCATCCAATCGGATACGTCTTGGTTCTCAGAAAGGTAAATCGTGACTGCTCTCAAGGTCCATAGTTTTAGTTAGTTTATCAATAGGGGAGCTGAGGCTCATAGTCCATGCTTCGATAGAATTGAAGTATTTAATGGTACCATCCTGTGCCTCCCATCTACGACCCCGTAGGTTGTAGCTCACTTCTACCACCTCACCTGTCTTCAGGTTATTGGCTAGGTCGCACTTGTCCTGTGTTAATTGGAACGTAACATACTGAGGATACTCATCCTGTGACTTGAGAGTGACCTCTCTCTTTTTGAATTTGTCTGATACAGACGTTGTTGGGGTAATGAATACCACCTCTCCTTTGAATTTACTCATGGTTTATGTATTTGATGTAATTAATTGTACTTATCCATCCCCACACTATTGCAGGGGCTATTAAAATTGCTGCTAAAATAATCATTTTAGCAAAGTTATTACGATTACTGTTCCTGTTATGTATCCTGCACTCAGTGCTACTGCATTAAATATCCTCTCACTCCAATTAGTAGCCTCTATCATGTAGGTTAAGAATGGGAGCCCAAGGAATGGACCAATGGCAGCAAAGAATATCATTCCAGATGCATTGCCCTCTGATACAAATTTAATGTAAAAGGTGCTACATATCTCAATGACTAGAGCTGATATAAATATAATTGGGTATCTCATTTGTTTAGGTTTATTTCGTGATCATCTAGGCTACTTAATAGAAAGTTCTGTATCTTTTCTACTATCTCATACTGCTTATCCGGTAGCTCTCCATACTTGAGCATACTACGGAGCTCTGCCTTGAGCTCCCATAGTACATTCAGCATATCAGCCCCTTTGATAGCACAGTAGTGTTCTGCTTGGTCCTCAGGGAGATTGAATTCAATTGTTGCTTTCATATTATTTAAGCATTTTGCTAAGTAAATTGGTTAAAATAATCTTTCTTTAGGCCAATCAATTTCCTCACTAGGAAAGAACACATGCTCAGTTAACTCAGTTGCATATTGTTTTGCTGCTGTAGCAACATACTCACATGGGTTTTTAATCAGTTCATCCCTGTAATGCCCTGAGGCAGCTAAGAGGCCTTGCATTGCTCTCAAGCAGGCCTCGTGGTAAAATTCTTCTCTGTTCATTTTATTGATATTAATCCCCAAAATAAAGATATCTCTCTTCTTTTAGGTTTGGTTTTTATTACTTGTTTTTTAGCTGATGGAGATACTATCTGAGGTCCTACATAAGTCCACATTCTACGATATTCATACTTCCATTCATGGCTATTTTTCAAAGCTATAGACAAGTTTCCATTATTCAACATTCGATTATTTGTTGTTCCAATAATGCTAGATATCTGCTTTGTAGAATACAAGTTGTTTTTTCTAAATCTTTTTGAATTTAACAAATCAATTACAATTTCTTTTTGTGTTTTCATTTTATTTATTTTCTAATTGGGTTAATACTTCATTGTAAAACGAATGTGCTGCTATCAGCTTCTCAGCCATCTGTATCTCTAGCTCTTTATCACGTTCAAAGGTAATGGAGGTGATACGCTTAGCAGGATCTATGTGATCTACTTTATGCAATGCATAGCTATCATAGTCACTGAGAATATCATCTGCAGTAGATACCATGACATAGCATAGCTCAAATCGTGGTCTATCATACAGCCACATGTAGGCTCTACCTTGCCATTCATATTCATTTAGATCCTTGAGCTCATAGCTAGTTGCTGGGAACGTATCTAAGGACCATGAGGTCTTAACATCAATGATAAGCTCCTCAGTAATGATATCACAGCTACCTGTAAGCCATTCATTCTCTGCCCTGTGCTCGTATTTTTTGTAGCTCTCGAATCTTACAGCATTCAGTAGATCAATAGAATCCTGCTCCTGATGAATACCTTTGAGTACATACTTGTTAGTGAGCTCAGCCTTGTACTCATAGAAGTCCTCTTTGGCTTTCTGAATGATGTAGCTCTTAGCTGTTTGGCTTAATGCCTCCCCCTTAGTCCTGGAGGAGGTCATTAGCTTACCTAATTGTGATGCTCTGAATTTCATAGCTGCCCCTCCTGATCTTTAGATAGGTTGTAAGAAGCTTTTAGCTCATCAATGGAGTATCTACCCTCTTGAATAGCTTTTAATGCCTTAGAGAACTTCTCAGCGTCTAATGTAGGCTTTGCCTTGGGTGCTCTGCTTGCCTCATGGCCATCGTCATCTACAGCCTGCAGGGATAGAAGAGATACAAGGGTATATCTACGAAAGTATGTGATAGCTCCACCTAGCTTCTGTGCATCAGTGATGGCAGGTAACGTCATAAATGACTCAAGAGTATCCTCACTATCCACATCTGCAATAATCGTGTACACTTTATCATCCTTTACAGGCTGCATAAGTAGCAGTCCACAGTCCAGGAGTATAGGCTCCACTGTATCAATGATACTGTTAATATCTGCATAGTTTCGCTTCAAATGGGGATTAGTAGCATTCTTTACCACCTTACCCATTGACTGCTTAGCCAAGTGCAGTTTTTGGTAAATGTTGAAGCTGATAGCTTCGGGTGCTGTTTGCTCAGCTGCTTTTCTTACTGTTGCCATAATTTTAAGGTATTAATTTCTACAAATATACAAATAATTTAATTCACTGATACAAACTCATTAAAAAAAATTACAAAATCATCAAAATTGCGAGCAATGTAGTAGGTACCTCCTGCTTTCTCTATGTTCTCTTGGTATCTCTTCTGAGCCTCTGACTGTTTATCCTTACCTATTTTTACCTCAATCTTAACTGAGCGGCCTTTAATGGTAGCAGATATATCAGCACTCCCTGCAGTGCTTGTGCCCTTTGTCCAGGTCACACCTATGACCTTACCGGCTGTGGTCTTTTTTTCTCTTGCTGTACCCATGGTGTTAATCCTTTCCGCTTGGTAGCCATGGTAGTTAATATAATCACAGATTGCTTTGGTTAGGCCGTTGGCCGTTGAGTCTTTGTACATTGTTTTGGGGATATAATCAGGTGGGTAATTGGGATGGGTGATTGCATAGCGTTGTAATTTTAACTCATGCATTAACGTTTTGTACTCTTTTTTCATCTTATAAGTTAATCTTCAATAGATACTCCTCATTTTGTTTCCATGCTTTCACCTGGTATTCTCCCTTGGGTAGTTGCATCCATGTCTCACCAAAGGTAGGGATGGTATCAGTGTATCCAATTATCTGAATGTAGTCGTATTGATCCATCTTAATGTATCCGTAGGCATCACATTGCTGTGAGCTCTTGCACCCTGCTAGTATGCTAACTAGCAAGAGTATTTTTAAAGTATTTGTCATTGGTTATCTTCTTTTGTTAATTCAAAGTATCTGCCATGTTGATCTCTATTCTTACTGAATTTATATCCTGAGTAGGTTGCATAGGATTGCACCCATTTGATAAACTTCCTGCTGTCAAGTTCCTTAAAGCCATTAGCATCAGCTTGAAAGGACTCAGTGCAGGATTTGTTGTAGTGTCTCACCGATAAAGGGATATTGTTATCCATAACAAAATCATAAAATTCCTTGGATGTGTTTTGAATTAATCGTTTTGCATCTGCATTAATACTTTTACTCCTAAGTAG